CTCTCCTGAGTCTCTTTTATAGACCCGGACATCTGCTGCGCTGTTGATCGCGCACATCACGTCCAACTCGTCATCACGCAGATGTGGATACAGTTCGGCCATGGCCTTGCGATGTTTGTTATCTCCTGACTTCTTGCGAGGAGCTATCCAGCTGTGCCGGCGCGCACCCATGCCCGGACTGACCGTGGTGGCCAACAGCCATTGCAGTTCTTTGTGACGATGTGGTATGGCAAATAGCCAGCGATTTAGGCGTTCATTGGTGGCACGCACATAAAATTCTTGCAGTTCCCGGTCCCCGTCCACGGTGCTGCCCCAGCGCACCATGAGGAAAGGAGCGAATTTTTTCTTTTGCTCGTCGGTGAGCTCACGATAGAAATCGCGATTCTTGAGATCAAACTGGCGCATTTCGTTGCCGATGCTGAGAGGATCACTCATGCTACCAGGCCTTCCTATAGTCCACTACCTCGCAATTACGGCTTATGTCCTTGACAAAGTATATGCAAGCGGGCTGTGTGCCGTCATGCACGGGCACGGCCAGCAGCTGACCGTTCTTGAGCTTGGGAGCGTACCAGGTCACTTCGTGATACACATCCAGTATCTCGATCTCAGGAAAGCTGGGGCGGTAGCTAGTCAAGGGATTGAATTCAAAAGCCCGGAATCCCCGGTCGTTGATCGATGTCAAGGCCAATACTTCTAGGTCGCCTAGGTCGGGTTCACCGATCAACACCTGCCAGTCCATGGGCATGCGTATCACATGCTCACCTATGCGTAATACCAGGGCCGGAGCGGTAAAACTTTCCAGGAAGATCAGGGGTATGTAGTGGTAGTCAGGATTGGTTGGATCAGAATTGTCCAGGATGGCAAAGCGCATGTCGTCCACCTCTTCGGGTAGATTGTCCAGGTCATAGGGCCGATTTTCTAGGGTAAGTATTTTCATACTGTGATTATACGCTCTATCACAAAGATGTCAACCTTGACCCCAGTCCATCCACAGGAATCCGTCATCCAGCTGGGTGCCAGCGACCACGAAATCATGTATGTTCTGGGCCACGATTTCCTGTGTGTCTCGATCGGTATGGAAAGGGCAATCATATTCCCGATGCTGATACGAGAAATCCCAGGCCACCTTTCCTATACGAGAATGTTGGAATGGCAGTGCCTGTATACCTGCCTGCTGTATGCGCCTGTGCCAGTACTCAAACAGCCAGTTGGACATTTCCTGCTCGAGTGGCCAGTTGAAGAAATACTGTAACCAAGTCTTGGTCGCGTCTAGCTGCTGCTGCGTTATTCCTGTGCGTTGATCCAGCCCCTGCCAGGCGGTGCTAAGAATCGCGGGGAGGTCGTCGTAGAAGCTGGCCGCATGACCTGTCTTGTAACTGGTCTGATCCCGTTCCCAATAGGCAAAGTTTCGCAGTCCCAGATCCGGTCGGAAATCGTCATGCAGCATGATATCCAGGCGATCTTCAAAGGTCCTGTTGTAAACTATGGTTTGGGGTGCAAGAGCCACCGCCTCCCGTATCTGCCATAGGATACAGGTATTGCTCACCCCGCCGTGCGCAAGATTGAGCACTCGATAGCCCCAACGATCTTCCAGAATCTGGCTGAAGTGTGCGCGGGTTCCTACGGGTTTGAGTTCTATGTCAACTGCACAGCAGAAACTGTCACCACACACTATGATGTCGTATTGGCCTACTGCCACTCCAGACGCTCCTGGCTGAAAGGATACTGGGCTTCGCGATAGTAGACCTTGCGTTTGGCCAGGTGCCGCTTGGCGAACTTGCAGGTGCTGGTCACGTCCCAGATCTGCACATAATCCTTGTCTTCAGCTTTGCGAATGCCGCGCCCAATGCTCTGGATGACCCGCACAAAACTCTTGCCAGGCTCAACAAGAACCAAATTAAAAATACGGGGAATATTGATACCCACTGACGCAACGCCGTAGGTAGCGACAATGATCTTGTCCTGCGTCTCTGCCACCTCGTCATAGTGTTCCTTTCTTTCCAGGGCCTTGGTCGCTCCTGATATAAACACCGCACGATCACCTAACAGTTCAACCAAGGCCCGTCCTGCAGCCACACGATCTACCAAGACCAAGGTATTGCCAGTTTCGTTTACTTGCTGGATCAGCTCGGCCATTATGGCCAATCTTCCTGGCTCCTCCAAGAGGTATTTAAGCTCGCTCTGGTAGTTCTTGAACTCCGCATGATCCTGTAGCTGCACCACGTTCACATGGCACTGGGCCAGCACTCCGCGCTCCTGTAGTTCGGCAGCGGCCAAGCGGTTGATCACGGGACCTATGCTCACATGCAGGCTCTGGAACTCAAACTGCTCTTTGGGTATGGTGCCCGTGAGCCCCCAGCGTATGGGCACCTGGCTCATCACGCCTGTAAGCAAGGTCTTGAGAGCGTCGGCCTTGGCCATGTGCACTTCGTCCACGATCACACAGACCACATCTTCCAGAAATTCCTGGATGGTGCAGTCTGCTTCTCCTGACTTGGTGTTCTTGAGCAGCACGTTGAGGCTCTGCCAGGTGCAGATAGTGTGCTGCCGACCCCATTCTTTCCTGTCACCAAAATACACGCCCACATCCAGGCCCATGTTGATGTAGTCATCTTCGGTCTGGGTTACCAAGCTCTTGTTGGGCACTATGACCAAGCTGCGACCATAGGCGGTCACGCGATGACTCAAGGCCGCGGTCATGATGGTCTTGCCCGCGCCTGTGGCTACTTCCTGCAGGCACTGGGGGTTGGTCAAGAAGCGATTGATGATATCTATCTGGTAGTCGCGCAACAGTATGGGCTCACCGGCCTGGGGATGACCTCGAGGCCACACTCGGTCCGCGAAGCTACGTTCTTCTACGGGTTCAAATTCAAAGATAGTGCGGTACCCGCGCAGATCCTCTAGCTCGACGTCGTAATTGTAGTTCTCCAACACGGACAGGATCTCGGGCAAGAGGTTCACGTAGGTGCTGCCGCCCAGTTGGAAAAAACTCACGCAGCCGTCCCAGCGTCCCAGACGTACCGCGGGCAGATAGCGTGCATAGGGCACCTGGTATTTGAACTTCTTGACGAGAGCCCGTCGGGCGTCTAGATCCAGACCTTCTATCTTGACGTTGACTTCATCGCGTATGATCAGCTTGGCATGTGGCATGATATTATTATATAGCCATGCAGTGTGCAACACAAGCGGATACGAGCATCGAGGTCAAAAAAAGGGTGCGAGTTGCCTCGCACCCCGAAGTCACAGATCGCCTAGGAGCTATCGAGCGATCCGGTTACTGCTCGATTAGTTCGCGGGCTTCATGCAAGTGGTCTCGGCCATGCGCTTCCAGCTGTTAGGGAAGCTCTTGACAAGGTCCGCGATCTTGATCGCCATACGCAAGCTCATCTCGCGCACACGATTCTGATTCTGGGTCATAAAGTCAATGATCTCGTCCTGCACCACCTGATCAAAATTGTAGTCCGCGAACAGCACGCCGTCGTTGGCAATCTGGCGGATACGCAGGATCTTGTCGCGCATAGTGTCCAGGGTGAGGTCCAGATAATGACAACGCGATTGCAGTGCATCCAGGTGATCACGCAGTTTCTGGCTCTTCATCTTGTCGAACTTGAGGTTGGTGATAAAGATCACTGAGCCCTTGAACTCGAAGCTGTCCGGGATACCTTCACGGCGCAGGGTGCTGCTCTCGCTGAGCCAGCTGATACGGCGCTTCTTGCCCGAGTCCAAGGCACCTTTCAGCAGGTTCAAGGCCACGTCATCACACAGGATCGAGTCACAGTCATCAAACACCACCATGCAGTTGGCGTCCGAATACTTGTAAAGCGTCTGATACAGGCCGATCGGGGTGGCCGAGCCTTTGACTACTTCGGCGCGCAGGCGCTTGCCCGAGATCTTGTCAAACAGCGTGGCTTTCTCCACCTGCTGCTCAACACCAAAGCTCTTGCCCACACCGGGCGGGCCCGACACGATCATGGCGCGGATGTCACCGGCGGTAGCGGCCTTGGTCATCTCTTCCAGGATCTCAAAACGCTCGCGGATACGGTTCATGGCCTGCTCGTCCGTTTCTTGCACACACGGGGCCGAAGCAACCGCAGCCGTGTCAACTGCACGGCTCTCGCCGTTGCCGATCACCTGGAAGTCGTGGATCTGTTCCACGTTCACGCGCACTTCGTCGCCGAAGCCCGGAAACTGCCCTTCGTTTTTCACAGTCACAAAGCTACCTTTCTTGCCCATGGTGAGGTCTTTCACTAGAGTGAAAGTGACGTTCTCAACCAGTTGATTACGATAGGTACCGCGTTTGATAATAACTTGGGTCATTTGCTAGCTCCTGTGTTGTTAGTTTATGTTGCTATTATACAGAAATGGGGTTTACCGGTCAACCTACAGCACCCTTTTTGGGGGGTGCTGTAAGTCATTGATTTTGCAGGGTTTTAGGCCCTGTTGTAAGTCATTGATTTTGCAGGATTATTTTTCCTGTTTGGCACGCTCGCGGATCACACGATTTTTTTCATACTCAAACACGATCCAACCCATGTAAATAATAGCCCATGCAAGGAACAGATACAGGGGGTTGATCCCCAAAATCACTCCCACAAAGTGCATACCAAGCACGAAACATAACACGTAACCAAAAACGAGAAGCACACGACCTAGAGCTACGATATTTGCATTCATTTGATATTTCCTTATAAAATTGCCATACAGTATCCAGACCTTGGATACGTGCCGAGTCTAACACAAACTAGTTCAGATGTCAACCTAGCGCCAAAGAGCCTGGATAGCAGGGTCCGTGATCTGATGCGGTTTGGGGCGCCCATGGAACACCAGGATGCTGACCCCAGGATTGATACGGGTGCCGGTTCCTGGGGCTCGTGCCCTGCGTCGTTGGAAATCCCAACCACCATCATGAGCGCTCCAGCGCCAGCTCTGCACACGCGCATCGGGGTAATAACGCCGATGTTCGGTCCGGATATTCTGGAAGAGAAAATCCTGATCACCGTGATATCTGGCGGCCCATTCCTGGGGAGTGGCCCCCGACCAGGCGTCCCATAGATAGCTCATGCCCTGAACATTCCACCACATCACGCTGCTGTTCATGTTTTGCAGACCTGCATGATTGAGATAACGGAAATCTCTTAGAGTCCAGAAACACCGGGTGTCTTCCAATAGCCAATTGATGTCATTGCAGATCACTGTGTCGAGATCAAAATACAGCAAATCGCCCTCGTGATTGCGCGGATCAAACAGTTGCATCTTGTACCACCAGCTCTTTTTGGGTCCTGCTATACCGGGCCAGTCGTCCAGGCAGTGTTTGACCATGTGTGGCGGCACCGAACGGTCATGCTCGGTCCACACATGCATGCGAACCGGTAGGCTGAGGTTGCGGCTCAACATGCCGTGTAGCCGTTCCACGTAGACCCAATCGTAGGCACGGCCATGTATAACGCAGGCAGCATCAACGGTCCTGCGCAAGATTGGGTGTTTGGTTTGGGTGTTTGTTTTTGCCATGCGGACTTATTTACTGGTTAAGTATCAGCATGAATATCATACTTGTTACTGGGGGGTTTGACCCCATACATTCAGGACACATCGCCTATTTTGAATCTGCGCGAGAACTGGGCGATAGATTGGTAGTGGGTCTCAACAGCGACGAATGGCTCACGCGCAAGAAAGGTCGTGCTTTCATGCCCCTGAAAGAGCGATTGGGCATCGTGGCCAATCTGCGCATGGTAGACGAGGTCGTTACCTATGACGACAGCGATGGCAGCAGCCGCGAGGCCATACGGGAAGTGCGGCGACGCTATCCCAATGACCGCATCATATTCGCCAACGGTGGTGACCGTACCAGGACCAACATTCCCGAGATGGACTGTGATGTCGGCAACCTGGAGTTTCGTTTTGGTGTGGGTGGCGTCAAAAAAGCCAACAGCAGCAGCTGGATCCTGGAGGACTGGAAAGCGCCCAAAACTCCCAGACCCTGG